TGCAGCCGCTTTTTGCTAACAGTTTAGGCCGGTTCATCTTTGATAATTTTGGCGCGGCCATTTGCATCGACTTGAATCAACTGATGCTTTCGCGGTTCACCGTGCTTTGGCTGCAGCAAACGGCCAACAGCAGTGACAACAGGCCGGGTCATGCTGTTGCCTCTTCATCGTCTTCGGTCAGCAGTTCAGCCACTGCAAGCCCTGCGATGATGTCGTTTTTGGCGAGTTCCAACGCGCCGACAAGTTCAATCACGCTAAGACCTTCGGTTTCTGCAATCAGATCGTCGAGAGCGTTCAAAAATTGTTCCATGATGCTGAGAGGGGGGCGGCCCTAACTTAGCAAGAGCCATCAAAACAGGCATGCGCGATCTAGACATAAGCGCCACCGCAGACGATTGCGTGAGGGTATGCCTGACCGAGGAAGGGATCACCAGCTGTTGCACTGTGTCGTCGTATCACCTAATCGAGTCACACCGAAAGCAGCTACGGCAGGCCAATGCACGAAAAGCAGCTGCGGCTTACCTTGACGGCACCGGCTGATAAGTCAGCTCCTGCGGCGCTTTACTGGTTGGAACTTATACAGCGGCGCGGCTTTGCCATTGTTCAATGTTTCGTTAGTACAGTCTAATCCCGGTGCCACGGCCCGCCTTGCGATGCAGTGGGTTCAGCTCACGCCATACAAGATACCCTGCCGCATCGTTCATGTGATCGTGCCCCGATTCCTTATCAGGCTCCTGCCGTTCGTTGTACGCCTGCAGTTCTAGGCATTCGATCAGCCGTTTGCATCGTGGGTTGATCTGGATCCTGATTTCACCTTTGCCGTTCTCCAAAGCACCTTGAAAAGCAGATACCCGATCAGCCACCCTCGGATTTGCCTTAGGTGATTGATTGCTGATGCCATAGCTGGCCAAGATCTCCAGATCAGTTTTGGTCGCGTTGGTGGACCTGTTCCCGCCTGAGGCATCTGGGTAGCCATAAAGCGTTCGGCCTGGATACCGAGCGCAGATCTCCTGTGCCAAGGCATCAGTGTCATGCGCCTGGCTGATCTCATCGATGAAATGCAGGGCATTACCAGACCGGATCGCGACGACTGCATTCATATTGCCCACATTGAAGTCAATGCCTATCCTCAGCGGCTCCTCAGCCAGCGGGTCATCATCAACGTCTGCAACGTGCTTGGCCCGGTCAAACCTGTCATAGATCGTTCCCGTCGCAAGGTTCTGGTATACGCCCTCTAAATAAGCGCGGCATTGCTCTTGGGTGTAACGGCTCAGCAGGTCATCAACAAAGCCAGGCCTGAGATTATGGGCATTGTCTGCCGTCTTCATTCGTAGCAGCGCTCGGCGCTTGCCTTCCCGTGCTGCATCAGTACCAAACGTTTGATAGTGAAACCCAAAGCCCTCCGGCGTTGAGTAGCAGTGCAACTGGTTAAAGTTTCCGACCCTGATACGGCCAAGAATTTTGTCATAAGCACGCTGCGCAATTGATGCTTTCGCAGTATCAACCTCATCAATGATCGCAAATGCCCAATCATCACCAACGATGCGCTGATAATTTTCAAACGAAAGGCCAAGGATTGTTGAATCACCGCCGGGGAAGTGCAAAGTGTGGCTTACATACGGCGCAACCCTTGGGGTGTATGGAATGCCAAAACTATCTAAGAAATCTTCAAACTTTGGCGCCCAGATCCGGCGGACCATATCGCTGGTTGGTTCCATGACACAACCAACAAAACCTTGATTCAAGGCGGCCATCTTTACGGCAACCGCATGAGCGCAGTAGGTCTTGCCGCTGCCATAGCCGGCGCTGATGCCGATTTCAGGGATGCTGTTAGGTGATCCGCCTTGTGATGTAGCGATAGCGGTTAACCGCTCAACCTCAAATGCGCTGAGCTGACCAGCGTTAAGCGTTGCTGCAATGCGTTGGAGAAGGCTGTCGATGCTTCCAACTTCAAGCCCAGCAGTGCCGTCAATTATTGTTTTTGATTCAGCTGCTGGAAGGATGCTCATTTGTCAAGGATGTGAGCAATCTTTGCCATCGTGTTGATGCAACCGAGAGCAATATGCCCTTGACCGTTTTTTCGGGACTCCTTCTGCAGAGTAGCCAGTTGAGATAAAAGCTCTGCGGTAAACGTACGACGATCAATCTCCCAGTCATCCTTCAAGACGTCCCGTGCCCAGGCGATGTATTGGTCAGACTGGCGAACGCTGAGCCCCCACTGACTTGCGCCGTATTGAAGGCAATCAGAACGGGTGCCGCCGTTGCTGAGCAAGCGAGCAAAGCGGTTAATCCGCATATTCTTTTCAGCGTTAGTGGATTTATTTTTAGCCATCAAAAGGCCTCCAGTTCCTCCTGGTCAAAGTGAGCTGAGGATGGTTCGCAGATGGCAGTGTTGCCAGTGAAGTCTTCCCAGCGTTTGACAATGACATCACAATAGGCAGGGTCGAGTTCCATCATGCGGCAGTGGCGTGAGGTCTTTTCGCAGGCGATGAGTGTTGAGCCGGAACCCCCGTAAAGATCAGCGACTAGATCGCCAGCGTTGCCCCAGCGGTCAAAGAACCACTCAGCAAGAGCGACAGGCTTCTGCGTGGGGTGAACGCGAGTTTCATCACCACGGGCGGTGTAGTTCGTAGTTACCAAGACGCGGGCTAGCTCACGCTTGTGCTGCGTCTTTGACCAGCAGGTTTCAAATGCACTGCCAAATCTGCCATCAAGTAGCCCGCGTCGATCATTGTCGCTGTACTTATCCCAGATAATCCAACTGCCAAGACTGGGGTACTGGCGACCGAGTGTTTCAACGTAGTAATCAGCGCCCCACAGAAAGATTTCCTTGCAGTAAGCAAAGGTCGCTAGCAAGAAACCTGCGTTGTATTGCTCATCGTCTGCGATCACGGCTTTGTGCGTTTTTCCTCCATCTCCCATTTTTGAGTAGTCGGTATCTAGGTTCATTCCATAGGGCGGATCGGTGAAGACCATGTAAGCTTTCTTGCCAGCCATTAAGCGTTCGATGTGCTGCGGGTTGGTGGAGTCACCACAGAGCAGGCGATGGTTACCGAGGACCCAGAGGTCACCAGGTTTGGTGATTGGGTCTGCTGGAGGTTCGGGAACTTCGTCGGGGTCGGTTTTACCTTCTTCGGGAGGTAGTTCGGTGACGGCGAGGAGTTCGTCGAGGTCGTCTTGCTCAAACCAAGGCGTCAGGTCGTGCTCTTCAGAGAGCTGATGGAGCATTGCTTGGTCCCATTCACTGAGATCAGCGGTGCGGTTGTCAGCTAGGGCAAGACCGACCTTCTGGTCTTCTGATAGGCCGGTGCGTCTAACGGCAATGATCTCGTCACCATCGGTTTCAATGATGCGTACGTTTTTGATGCCTGCGGCCTTTGCTCCATTGATAGTGCCATTGCCCGCAAGGATGCGATTGTCTTCATCGATGACGATGGAACGTGCTGCGCCATAACGTTGCAGCGATTCTTTGATCAACTCAGAGGAGCGATCTGTTCTGCGTCGTGCATTTTTATGATCTGACTGCAATGAAGTTATTGAAGTCATTTTTACCAACTATTGCGAAATATTATAGCGCAGGTTCAACGGTAGTCCAGGATTTGCCGGAGCGAATATGTGCGATAGCGCTTGGCGAAACTTCGTATTGAAGAGCAAGTTCGTACGGCGTATAGATATTATTTTGCAAAAACTTTTTAATGTCAGCCACTTCGTGCGGCTTGAGCTTTGCGTTATGGGGGGTGCCTTGCCTCCGCTCTCTGCTGAGAATAATTTCAGGCGTAATTACTTGCTCAGTCCTGAACGCATGTTTGCAGGATGGGCAGCGACGATAACGGACGCGGATTTTGTCTTTGCGCCTAGTGCATGTTGTGCGGATGACCAGTGTATTGCATTTAGGGCAGTTGATTGACATTGGGCTTTCAGGGGTGTGAATGACCGGGAGATGGATCAGCCCCTACAGCTGCCCTGTTTTTCCCTCTTGAGGGTCTTGTATGCAGTCAGGCTTCCCGGCCTGTTGTAGGGCCTCCTAGGCCCCTCTCAGGGCGTTCAAGCAGCAAAGACGGCCTGGCTGATAAACGCTCTTACGGCTTGGTCGTCCATCTTGTGGCCAATCCGAACGCCGGAGCTTGTGATCAGCTCGTACCGACCAGGAAAAAACTGGTTGATGCGTGCGTTAGCGCTGCGGGAATCGAGGTGTTGATTCGCGGAGCAGACCAGATCCCAAGTCGTGGCGGTTTTGGTTGCGGCCATGAATCTCAAGCGAGGGGTGCCATCTCTGGCGTGCCCAAACCATAGCGCCTAGAGGGGCCTTGGCAACGGTTACGCCTGTTTTTTTTGGTTACGGGTTCAAACCCCTTGCTATTACTCATATGTGACGCTGTAACAAAAAAATCTATTTATATAGAGGTTTATTTATTTATAGACATATAGATATGTCTGTTTCTATCTAAGTATCTATATATATTTATCCCCCTCCAAGCGTTACGCTGTTACTTTCGCCGAGATCGATTGCAGCGCAGCGGGTTACAGCGTTTTTGCCACTTGTTTCGCTTGTTACGCCCTTGTTACAACAAACCCCTTGCGCCGCAAGGGAGTAACAGGGAGTAACGGTTTTAGAGGGAAGTTATCTGAAAAACTAAAGCGCCTCAACGTCAACTGCTATCGATCTGGCGATGCTGCCGGCCCCGGTGAATCGCATCGGCTTCTTTTTCGATGATCCAGGCAGTCGAGCCAGGGTCAAAGGCCAGCAATTCTCCCATTGGGTGGCTTTGAGGATCGATCGAATGCCCTCAGCGGTGTTGGAGATGCAGATCTCGCGGTCATCCTTCTCGACGCGAATGCCAAGCCTGAGCAGTGCTGAATTAGCCGGTGTGGCGGTCACGTCAACGTCAGTTTTATGGCCTAGGCAGATGTCGATCAGTTCACCGACGGTGCGGGTGTATGAGCGATCACCGGCCTCAGCCCTGACGGGGTGCTGCAGGATCTTGCTGAGGCAGTTGCGCTCATCTGATGGGCCATGATCGCGCTGGTCATCATTCCACTGCAGCTGGGCCAGGAAAAGCTCAGCGGTTTCAGCCGTAGGCGCTTCGCTATCGATTAGTGAGTAGGCACCAGCCAAAAGCGGGCCGTACTGATCGCCGGTTCTGGAGCAGCCGAAGTGCTTCCTAGCGGCACGGGTAAAGGTCTCGGTGCTTTCTAGGATCGCTGGGAGCATGGCAAAGGTGCGGGCCATCAATCGTTGTCCGATTTCTGCGGTGATGTATTTAGCGAGATCAGCGTCTAGGGCCTCCCAGTGTTTGCGGCGTGTTTCAGGGTCCATTTCATGCGGTGATTGCATTGAAATTTCAACAAATCTGTTGCGATCAGCGTTTTGTTTTAGTGCGGTGCCGATCGATGACAAGAAAAACATTGATCGCACCTTGTAGGAATTTGTGACGCCACCGGGTGATCCTTTGATCAATGCAGATCTGGATTCAGAGCTTGCGACGCGAGCTAGGCCAAGAATGTTTTGCATTCGTTGAGCGTCTGCTTTTTCGTTGGATTCGGCTTCATCAAGAATCACGGGCAGGGCATCAGTACCGAGCTGTTGACGGATGCCGGCTTCAGATGTGCCGCCTTCGACTGATAGGGCCATTTCATCAAGCAGGGGCGTAAGGAAGCGGGTAAGAAATTCAGATTTACCGCTGCCGCTGCCTGCTGTTAGCCAGATATGTGGCCGCCAGCGAAGAG